ATCACTGGCACCAAAGTCAACTGTGTTAGCAATATACTGACGGACACCAGCACCACTACCAACTGCTTGATAGTTTACTTGATTACCAGTCTCTTGATTATATCTTTGAAACCATGAAGTATAAAGAGGAGCAGGGAATGTAGCACCTGCTGCATCAAGTCTGAATGTAGTGCTTTCTCCCGAACCACATGCCACCATTAGAGGAGTGGCAGCAGCGATTGTTGCGAGTGCTTTGAGTTTCATTTTAGTAAAAAAACTTCTTTATATAGAGACAATTAATACAATTTTAACCATTAAAAAGGAGACTCTCGTCAGAGTCTCCGAACATCTAGATGTTTATTTTATATGGAAGATCAGAAGTTGTACTTCAGACCCAATTTGGATCCATATCCACGGTCGATGTTAGAATCACCGGAACCGATGAATGAAACTTCACCATAAGCACCCAGTGCCTCGGTCAAACCGAGACCCAGACCTGCCTTACCAGAAGGAACGGTGTCGCTCTCACCGCCATCAGGGGAGACTACACTAGCTCCTCCTTGCACGTAGTATGAACCACTATCACCAAGTGCACCCTCGTATCCTACGTGAAGGTCTGTCGTGGTTGAAGTGTAATCAGATCCGGTCCAACCAGAATTAGCCTCCACGTTGACGTAGGGACCTGCAAGGGCAGCGCCTGCGGACATAGACAGAGCAGCAGTTGCTGCGAATACAGATTTAAACATTTTTGTTACCTTTAGTTACTTGCGGAATGGATACCCGCAGATGAATAGGGACTCGACTGTCCCGTTGAATGTATTATATCACAGATTTGGCGCGAGTAATTGAGGCGATTGTCTGTAACAATTCGTAATGCGCTTTACGAATGAGTATTTATACACCCTAGTCTTTAGTATAACCGAACATACCGTACCTGTCAACCCCTAGTATCGATATTCCCCAATCTTATCTAAAATTTTGGTCAAGTACTTTTGCACAAGGTACTTTTCGCCTGGAAATCCCTCATCATCATCTACCTGATGCTTGAGTTTGAGTACATAGTACTTAAACTCATCTTTGTCCAATTGATTCTTTGGCATATAAAAAAAGACCCTCTACAGTATGTAGAGAGTCTAGCGTCAATTTGGTGTTGGTGCATATACTGGTGTCATGAAACCACCACCTGGACCGTCGTTATCGTCATCAACATCAATATCAGATAAGACTGCGTTAATAATAAAAAGAATTATCAGACCCGATGCGAATGCTAACATTTACCATACTCCTGGAATGATTTGACCTGTGACTGCATAACTACCCATTGCGGCAATGATTCCGATCATTGCTGCCCAACCATTGATGCGTTCTGCGTTTTCGTTCATTTGTTTTGCTCCTGTGTTTTGTTGTAAACAATGACTCTGCCATTTTCATGTGTGAAAACTAGTTCATCATCATGTGCCCAACAGAGTTCTTCGTAAAGGGCATTCAATCTCTCCATATCCTGATAGAGAGCATTATGATCCGTCATCAATAAAGATTCTCTTCTTGTTCGGTTTCAATCACACAATCGGAAGTGGGATATGCAACACAAGTGAGTACAAATCCAGTTTCAATTTGATCATCATCTAGGAAAGATTGATCAGATTGATCAACAGTACCACTGATAATCTTACCAGCACAAGATGAACAAGCACCAGCGCGGCATGAGTAGTTCATATCAACACCTGCTTCTTCAGCAGCGTCGAGGATGAACTGATCGTCTTCACATTGAATTGTGTGTTCTCCCTCAGTAGTCTTGAGAGTAATATTGAAAGCCATTTATCCAGAGTAAATTGGTTTAGTGTATAGGATACAAAAAATCTAATACTTTGTCAAGTATTAGTTGTGAGGTTCAAGACATAATTTAATCTACAGTCTTTATATCAAAACAGAATTTGCTTTGATCTACTGGTGCATTCTCATAAGATGAAATGTCACCATACTGTTTGTGGTCTTTGTAACCTACCATACGACCCTTCGTATTTTGAAGGGCAGACATGAAGACTACGAAAAAGAATACTGCTGGCGCACCGACAAGCAGTGCTCCTCCAATCACATAATACGTCAGAATTTCAAGTAGAGAAGGTTCCATCAGTAGGTTTCTGAAAGTTGTTCCACAGTATAACCGAGCAGACAGAAAAAAGCAACTGTCGTGACGGTGAAAATAATCTCAGTCATCAGAATCCGAAGACACCAAAGAAAAATACACTACCGGAAGTAGCATAAGAGATAACAGCAGCAACAAATCCAAGCATAGCAGTGCGTCCATTTAATTTCTCTGCTTTCTCTGCATATGACTCATATCCATAACGCTCAGCATCGGTCTGAGAGACATACATCTGGGGTTCTTTAGCGAACAGATTCTGTTGTCCGCGATCGTTCGTTGTTACAGTCATTTCCGTATGTAAAGATTTATGTCATAATTATATAGGAAAGGTAAAGTTTTGTCAAGACCATCCATGTGGAAATAAAGATATTATTAAGTATAAATGCTCACTTTGCTGCTTGATTGGGTTCGGTAACCCGTCCTAGGTATGGATTATATGCAGTAATTCGTTCGACAGTCATGTCAGATCCACTCTGTTCCCAGAAACCCCTAATACCTTCATAACTCTGTTTATGAAATACATCAACATGCTCTGGATGAATACTAGATCCTAATTGAATCTTATACAGAAGAATGGGAGTGGCATACGTGCATCCAGAATTATAGATCAAATCATCCGCTACTGGACGTGGGAGTACACCATTATCAAGTTTATACTTGTCTCCTCTGCAATGGTACTTAATTAGTTTTGATGCATGATGACGTGTGATTACATAACATGCTGTGCTGAAATCATTAACGAATCTTGTATGGACAGGAACAACGATGTCTCCCGTACAAATAATTGCAAGTTGAATAACATCCCAACAATATGGAACTCTAGCAATAAAGTCTTGCCAAGTGAAGTTCCAGTTCTTTACAATACTCAGATCACAATCATCTTCCATAATGACTGCATAAGGAGAATCTGATGTCTCATACCAATGCTTGATTGCTTTGAGGTGTGACGTAACACATCCAATTTCACCAGAAGACATATTCTCTGGATAACGTCCAGAGATAATATCACTCAGATCATCATCACGACCATCGTGACCAGAGATACGAGTGTAATCTTCAATCTCCCAGTAGTCAAACTGAGATTCCATCCACTGCTTTCTATCTGGTTGCCCATCAAGATTAGTGTAATAAATTGGACCAAATCCTCTCAGTTTATGTGTTGATTTATTTTTGTCCATATCAATCAACCAGAATCTCCTCTAATACTTTGGTCATTAGTTCAGTTTTGGTATGACTGACAACATTAAATCCATTATGCCAGTTACAAGAGTTTCTAAAGTGGAAAAACTTTCCACCATAATGCAACTCAGAATCATATCCCTGTGTCACTGACTGATCGTTCAATACAGTTTCACCAAAGGTATCTGGATACTCAACACCAGTATCTTCAAAAGTTAACTGAGGATCTTCCAAAAGGATATGAGTACCACCACCAGTGTCTAGTGCTAGACCATCTCTGAATACACCAGGATCACAGTTGATTCCATGCTTACTTACAGAATCTACTTTAAATGCAAACAGACCAGGCCAAATGTATCGAACGTGATCCCTATTCTGCATACACCCAAGCAAGTCTAGAGATTCCATTGTCTCTGATAGATTCAGTTTATCAATCAAAAACATATCGTGGTCCAGGAGAAGAGCAATCTCCCCAGAACAATCATTCTTAATTAGATTAGCATATGCTTTGTTAATAGTATCCGCATGATACTGACTTGGACTTCTTCCAGGAAAAGATTGGTAGTGAACATAGTTTACACTAAGTCTATCCGCTTCCTCTGTAAACTCAGCAACAAAGTTATCTTCTCTACTATCGTGGACAATAGTGATCGAATGCTCCCCAACAAAGTTCTTCCTAATAGAATGAACTTGATTTTTCAATAAATCCGGTCTATTGAACGTGAATAAAAAGATATTTGTTTTCATGGTTGTTTTGCTACCCAGTCATTTAATTTCATGGTTGGTTCCCAACCAAATGTTTCTCTGAGTTTACAGTTGTTCGCAAGACTGACTCTTGCTTCTGCAGGACGTGGAGGGATATTCTCAGTCTTATCAGAGATCATACGAGCAACTTGATTGACTGAATAATTGTTTCCAGTTCCAACATTGTAGACCTGACCAAATGCTTCAAAGTCAACCTCAGTGGTTGCTGCAAGAATGTTTGCTCTTACAACATCACCAACATAAGTGAAGTCTCTACGTTGATTGCCGTCACCAACAATAGTAAGTGTCTGACCAGCAGCACGTTGACGTAAGAAGATACCTACTACAGGTGCATACTGACCTTTCAATGGTTGTCTTTCACCATAGACATTAAAATATCTAAATGTGACTGTTGGTAAACCATATAGTTGAGTGTACATGTGACAAAGTTTTTCACCACATACCTTAGAGATAGAATAAGGATTCAAACAATCATCTGGTTGGGTTTCAACATTCGGTGAATCATTCATACCATATGCAGATGATGTCGAAGAATACATCACACGCTTTACACCCGCCTCACGGGCGGTCTGGAGGACCGTACAGGTGCCTCTAGCGTTAATATCTACTGCCTCAATAGGATTGAGAATCGCTGGTTGAATACGTGCTTCTGCAGCGAGGTGAAACACATAGTCTACACCCACCATCAAACCAGACATCACGTTATAATTTCTGATATCTCCAGTGACGTTCTGCGCTTTCTCATTATAGTAAAACTGCTCATGTGCATCTGAATGTTCGTTGTCTATACAGATAACCTCATGACCTTCATCAATCAGAGTATCAACAAGATTCGATCCAATGAATCCCGCTCCTCCAGTAACTAAACACTTCGCCATTAAACAATCCTCGTTGGTATGTAATATCCAGGAATCCCGCTCACGTCCATCATCTCAATGAGAGGTTTGATTGGAGATTTGAACTCTTGATTCAATTTATAATAGTTTTCATCTGCCGCCAAAATCTTTTGGAATAAAGATTCACCCTTAGTCTTATCCAAAGAAACTTCAGAAAGTCTTCCAGTGGTCACTGCATTCCAATCGTATTGTCTGAGAAGAGGTTCATCGAAAGAGTACACATTATAAAGTTTGTGAATTTCTGCGAATCCAATATCAATGTGACCTTCTACCTCGTACCCATAATGGTAGGCGATTCTCTTGCAAATGTCAACATATGATTCTGATATGTACATAATGGCATGGGTTGCCAACATGTTATACACTCTTACGATTTCATCATTCACTTTATCAGTATGAACATATGGTCCAGAATGATTCAAGTACCTACCCCAATGCGATATTCCTAAGTAGAGCGCATCTGCATTATCAGGGACTTCAATCTCAGATACAAATTCCTTATTGAGAGCACAATCATCTTCGATAATAATGAATGGTGGTTTTGCATCTTTAAGGATTTGATAGTGAGACATTGCACAACCAGTGATCCTCCCCTTCTCATGAAGAATTGCTGGAACTCTAATTACATTAGTAAAACCTAGTCGTTTGAGGAGAGTCTCAGTAGACTTTCTCTTTTCTTCATCCTGATCTAAGTTGATATAGTAAACAGGAAGTTTACATAGATTCAACTTCATGATCGAACTTCAGCATGATTCTTTTCTAGAGCAACAATCTTTGCTTCAAATGGAACATTCCATCCAGCAGGATTGAATCGTGCTGCTTCAGGGTAGCAATAAGATGGATCTAATTCTACAGTTGGAGGATTGTTAATGAGATATCGGTTCATGTGAGACTCATCATGCCAGACTGCAACGATACCTTTATCCGCATCTGCATTTACATTCTCAACGATAGTCTCCGCCATCTTCAAGAAGTGCTCAGGTTTACCACCATTGAAACCACCAGCATAATACATTTTACCATCTTCTGGGGCAACGTATGCAGTGCACTCTGGACGACGCTCATAAGAGAACTGAAGTTTATCCTTGAACCAGAATCCAGGATGCTGTGTTGCAACTAAATCCCCAAGAATCTCCTCACCAACCTTACCTTCAATTCTCATGTCTACATCCATGTAGAACACATAATCAAATTGTGAAAGGTATTCTTTCTCCTTAACAAAGTAATGATACCTTTTCAAAGTTGGCATGGGCCATGGTTCATGATCAATCTGGGAGATCTTTACATTATCGGAAGACTCTTCGATCTCATGGTCAGTAAAAACAAGAGCAGAGATCTCGTGACCATTGAGAAAGTTCTCTTCTACAGATTCAAGGAGTTGCTCAACAAACTGAATATATTTGTTGGTAGCAATATTCAAAATACAAATTTTCATTATCGAATAGCGTAGGGGTAGAATTGCAAGTGTTCATAACTCATGCATTGAGTCATTGGGAAAGAAGTCAGTTTATGTGCCGTACCCAGGTCATTACTTGTTTGATAGAACATTGGATTGTCCAATGTAAAAATATTGAACCAGCGATGAAGTTCCGCGAATCCAACATCCTGATAATCTTTTACAACATACCCAGCGTGATATGCAACTTTTGCACACATATCTTTGTAGAAATCATTCAGATATACAACTGAATGACCACCGAGCATATTATATATTCTTAGCAAGTTTGGATGCTCCTCAAACTGATCAATCTGAACATACTGTCCATTATGACCATTCATCCTACCCCATGAAGATATTCCTAGGTACAGGGCATCCGCATTATCAGGAAGATCAATGATTGGAGTGAAGTTTTCCTCAAACAAAACACAGTCATCTTCAAAGAGAATGAATGGTGCTTTGAACTCGGTCAGTGCTTTGTGATGCGCCTTGGAACATCCCGCTACTGGATTGTCGGAATCTGGAACACCATCAGTCCTAATAATATTTTTGAATCCCATTTTAGTGAGCATGTTCTTCATGCTCTCACTCTTCTCTACATGATGTTCCATGTTCATGTAGATTGCTGGAATTTCCCTTAGATCAAGTTTCATCGAAATACCCTATAGTCAAAGTTGAATGTTTTAATATCTTTTCTAATATTTTTAAAATGTTGTCCAGTAATTGCCTCTCCATGAATATGTGGAATCTGTTGTTTAATCTTCTCCAGATTAGAATACTGACTATTAGATTCTAAGAAGTTTTCTTCAGTGGAAATCCAAATATACTCATTACATTCAGTTCCATTAAACTTAGCATTATGCCAGTAGTTTTCATTTACTATGATACTCTTTCCAATATTCAATGCTTCTTCTTTAGGAATAAATTTATTAAGCAAAACATCAGGACGTAGAGTCACATATAAATCATATCCCGGATTGAAGAATTGTGTTGCCACACGATTTACTTTGTAATATTGTGATGCCAACCTTTTCTTTTCTTCTGGAAAGGAACTAGATCGAATTATACTTTCAGATAAGTTGTAATCTTCAATCTCTCCTTCAAAATGAGTTACAGAACTATCAATGAGGTATTCATCAATCTTTTTCTTATCTACATTATCAAAGCACGTATCTGGAATTTTACTGTGCCAATCATCATTGATTCGATCAGATCTATGGTTTTTACTCCAGAAGGAATAGAACAAATCGATCTCACAATTTCCAAGGTCACGTCTAATGATATCAAAGTTATGTGCAAACTGATATCTAAATGTTCGCAAATACCCAGAAGTAAATACCGCAATTCTCATAGAACCACCCATCCATCTCGATAGATTGTTGTCCAATCCTTCGTCTTTGATAATTCATCACCAAACCAAAGTTTAGGTGCAATAGTCTTTTGACTTTTGGCAAGATAAGACCCCCACCATGAGAACGATGAGTTTGCAATAATATGGTACTGACAGAGTGACATGAGGCACATATCAGCATCAGAAGAATTACCTTCAGCAACAATAAATCTGTCGTCAGAGAATAGTTCTTGTTGATGACACCACTCGGGATCATCGGAAAAAACAATCACATCAGTCTTTGGTAAGAGTTTCAATGCTTCAGCATAATACTCCATGGGTTGAACTGGATGATTTGCGTTTACAGTATAATCTCCTCTACGGATATGCAGGGAAATCAATTCACCAAACTGGGATACAAACTCTCGACATGGATCAAGAGTTTCTGACTTAAATGTAAACTCTTTACGAATTTGATCTTCTATACCTTCAAAATACTTTTCATTCTGAAAGTATCCAATAAGATCAACATTGTCTTCACAGGTATTGAATAACTGTTCATCAAAACCAAATGTAGACTCAGACACCTTTCTCTGGTTTACTAAACCAGTATTGAAGTCACCAATCTTGAATGATTCGTAGATTGTAACATCAGAGTTTGCAACATTGTCGTCTGCTTCTCCAAAGAATCTACGTGGTGGAATTGTAACTTCTAGTCCTCTGTTTGCTGCAATACCTTTTAATGATGCATACTGGAACATTTGATTACCCAAACGTCCCAGATTTCCCAAACTATTAAACGACAACATTATCTTTAAACCACTGATACGCCAACTCAACACCTTCACGGATATCTGTGGATGCTTTCCACCCAAGATCATTAACCCTAGAGACATCCATGACCTTTCTCATAGTTCCATTTGGTTTAGATGTATCCCATTCAATAGCACCAGTATAACCAACAACAGAAGCAATGGTTTCAGTCAATTCACGAATAGTGATATCAGTTCCCGTTCCAACATTAACGATGTTTTGTGGATCATCATACACATTCATCAGATGAACACAAGCATCAGCAAGGTCATCAACATATAGGAACTCACGCATTGGTGAACCATCACCCCAGCAAGTAACTGAGTCTAGACCACTGACTTTTGCTTCATGGAATCTACGAATCAAGGCAGGAAGTACGTGAGACTTTTCTGGATGATAGTTATCACATGGACCATACAAATTGCATGGCATTACACTAATTGCATTGAATCCATGTTGCTCATGATATGACTGGCACATTTTGATTCCAGCAATCTTAGCAACAGCATAAGCGTCATTAGTCGTTTCTAGAGGACCAGTCAGCAATTGATCTTCTGTGATTGGTAGTCTTGGTTCCTTTGGATAGATGCAGGAGGATCCAAGGAATAATAGTTTTTTTACACCAAACTTGTGTGCGTTTCTAATGATGTTGGTTTGAATCATTAAATTGTCATTAATGACATCTGCTTTATAATCTCGGTTGGCAAGAATACCTCCAACTTTAGCAGCAGCAACAAACACATAATCAAACTCATTATGTTTGAAAAAATAATTTGTTTGCATCTGACTGGTAAAGTTTACCTCATCTCTATGTGCACAACAAATGTCAGTATATCCTTCCCTCTCCAATCTTCGGACGATTGCTGAACCAACCATCCCTTTAGCACCCGCTACTAGAATCTTAGAATTTTTTTCCATCACTTACCCTCACTTTCACACATTTCTTTAACTAGGTCTTCAAATGAGACTTCTGGTTCCCAACCCAATTCATGTCTCGCTTTGAATGAATCACCCAATAATGTCTCTACTTCTGTAGGTCGGTAATATTTAGGATGCACTGATATGATTGTCTTTTTTGTCTTTCGGTCTAGAGCAATTTCGTCTTGACCTTCACCCATCCATTCAAGATCAAAACCAAAGTATTTCGCAGAAAGTTCTACAAATTCTCGAACAGAATGATCTATACCTGTGGCAATTACATAGTCCTCAGGTTTATCCTGCTGAAGCATCATCCACATCGCTCTCGCATAATCTTTAGCGTGTCCCCAGTCTCGTCTTGCATCAAGGTTGCCCAGAAATAGTACGTTCTCTTCCCCAGTTGAAATTCGATGCAGTCCTCGGGTAATCTTACGGGTAACAAACGTCTCACCCCTTCTTGGACTTTCATGATTGAATAAAATTCCAGAACTTGCATGTAGTCCATACGCTTCCCGATAATTTTTTACAATCCAAAAACCATACAGTTTTGCTACGCCATATGGTGAGCGTGGATAAAAAGGCGTATTTTCAGTCTGTGGTGTTTCCTGAACTTTGCCATATAGTTCACTAGTAGATGCCTGATAGATACGAACCTTGTCCTCCATACCCAGAAGACGAACTGCTTCTAAAACACGAAGCGTTCCAAGACCATCCACCATTCCGGTGTATTCGGGCATCTCAAATGATACCTTAACATGACTCTGAGCACCCAGATTATAAATTTCATCGGGTTCAGTTTTCTTAATAATATTTACAATGTTGGTGGAGTCCGTGAGGTCACCATAATGCAATGTAATTTTATCGTAAATATGATCAATACGATGGGTATTAATAAGAGAAGAACGTCTCACGATACCATGTACTTGGTATCCCTTCGTGACTAGTAACTCTGCAAGGTATGAACCGTCTTGCCCAGTAATACCAGTAATTAGAGCAACTTTCATAAACAATGAATCAATATGGTTATTATATAGAAAAAGACGGTTGGGGTCAAGCCAACCGTCTTTATAAGGTCTCACATGCACGCCACCTATTCTTTAGAGAAATAGGAAACTCATAATAGGGTCATATTGACTCCACCAGTGCTGTTAAAGTCCATCCGTGACTTATGGGAGAAAACTCCGACCAGGGTTGTTAAAGACTCTCCATGTCTCAAGCAACTTCAACAGATTCTAAATCATTGATTAGACAATCAATAAGGATTTCATAATCATCAAGAGCATCTCCAGAAAAATCAATGCCCGTATTTTCATAAAAACGACGAACTTTTTTGAAGAGTTTAGGATTTTTAACGTCAAGGAAAATATCTCCCTTTGCTGCTGAACGTAGAGTATCCAGATCCTTAGTCTTGAATTTTGTAGTCAGTGCCATTGTTTTGAATGTTAACGATTACAGTATAAGATGGATTTAGTATTTGGTCAAGTAGGACAAATAATCTGCCCATGGGGGTCGCGAGGATCGAACTCGCCTTATCCGAATTATGAGTTCGGTGCATTCACCAGATTGCTAGACCCCCGGTAGGACCGCTGAGAGTTGAACCCAGTTCACACCGTTATAAGCAGTGGGCCTTAACCGATAGGCGACGGTCCCTCATATTCAATTTAATCCAACTTGTCTGAATCTTCCTCAGGAACTAAGACAACTATACCATACTCTGTAGATATTTGTATTTTTTCTCCAAAACTGACTCTTTCAAAAATTTCGTAGCAATTCTCTATGAAAGATTCTGCGTTAATTGATTCCATCTATGTTTAATAGATTACCTGACTTATATATGGTGTGGTAGGTTCCTATCGCCGCTAACCCTGAACCTACCGAAGGGGGTCACCGCAGTCGTTATTTGAACGACTCAAATATAATAACACTACTCATGGTGCTTGTCAAATGGTTCCCAGTGCTGCCAACCATATTTGTGAACTGCCCACATACCAATGATAGGGACAAAAACTAAACACCATGCCAGAAATCCTATTCCGTATGGGTTTTTTAATACTGTTCCGCAAAACCTAGCAAGATGTATCATCATTAGATTCGTTACCTTTAATATCGCATGTTAATTTACAATCCTCTCCTTGATATTCACTATCAGGAATAAAAACATCTCCACCACATACAATGCTTCTACATACTCGTTTAGATGAGTCTATTTTAATATACTGATCGTCCATAAGTCTCTAAAATAAAAATCTACTTTAGTAAGGCTATCCAATGGTGGGGATAAAGTTGACTCTGCCCATAGTATACAAAATCTATGCATACTATTATTAGATTGAACAGATTTAACTCCATACATTCTAGAAAAAGACGACATAGCAAAGTCGTAAGAATTTTTTAATTCGGGTTTAATGTGCTGTTCCATTTCCATCATAATCATCGCTTTCGTAGTAAAAATTTTCACCCCTATAAAGTCCAAAGGTTATAGTAAGAAGCACAAATGGAATTGATATCCACAGTAAGACAGTACTTAACATTTTACATTACCCGGTGATAAGGATTGAAAAATTTTAGAACAAGCATCAATAGCAACATGTGCTCCATATACCCCAGAGAAAATATATAAGATACCTAACTTAGAACAGCACAGTTCCAGTTCCTGACATTTTCTTATATCTGTGGTACTGTGATCAATGATGATATCACCATCCTCAAGTAAAGGTAGCAATTCATCAAGTGTGTCTTCTGCCTTTTGCTCTGGAAGTGTAATCTGAAAAATGCCAGGAATTTTACCAGCACTAATAAATTTCTTATTATCAGTTTTAACTGCTCTAACAAGATACTCTAGTGAAGTTACACATCCACTAAGGTGTCCTGCTTCATATTGTCCACAGGCATTCTCATAGTTACTACTATAACCCCAAACTTCAATTCCATTTTCGATCATATGGCGGGACATACCCTCACCAGTACGACCTAACCCAATCATCCCAACTTTCATAATTTTCCTACAAATTAATTTTTAACCATGGCAGAATTGGAGGGATAACACCAATAAGTCTTAACAAACCCTCACTAAACAATCCAAGAATAAAAAAACCAACGAACATACTGATAATTCCAGCATTACGATTGTGCTTTCTTATTGCATCATCAATCATCTCCTGACATTCTTCTCGTGTTACATGGTGTTCAGGTATTATCTCAAGCATCCTGTGAGGCATTTGGAAAATTTTTCATTGGATCGGGATCTCCTCCCACTATAGCACAAGCTCGCTTATAATAGTAGTTGTCTGTTGTGCCGTTTTCCTCAAACTTCTCTTTGATTGTTGCCCAGTTTTGAAATTCGTCGGGATGCATGGTAGAAAGAAAGTGTCTACAATACTATTTACGGTATCAAGTTGCTACACCTAATAAAATATGAGTATATACTCACAATTTCTATCGGATATCAAAATCCAATTTTCTTACTATTCTCTTCCGTCTTTCCTCTTGGAATTGCATATCTTGAGAAGTGAGGAGTCCAGAATTTTTTGATTTTTTATTGGTACTCAGCATTACAACCTGAGACATATCATTCGCTGTTACTTTGTCATCAACAACCATCACTTGGTTTGAACAACCACAACATTGTACCTTAGAGGTACTGTGCAATTCTCTATTACACATCTTACATCTTACTTTTAGCATTTTCTTCTTTTTTAAGTTTGAAGTACATCTTGTAATAACGACCCTTCATCTCATTAAGGATTTCGCTATCTTCAAGAAACCCATGCTTTTTCGTGTGAGTGCTTGATCCCTCTAACTCACTTATTAAAAGTAGGATTTCTACTGCTTTCATATTTATCACCTAGAACTGCTCCACTTGGACTCGAACCAAGAACCTCAAAGTTAACAGCTTCGCGCACTACCAATTGTGCTATAGAGCAATATTTCCCTTACGGGAATGGAGAATAGGAGACTCGAACTCCTGACATCCTGCTTGCAAAGCAGGCGCTCTACCAACTGAGCTAATTCCCCCCAAGCGGAATACCAGAATCGAACTGGTGACGAAAGGTTGGAAACCTTTAGTTTTGCCTCTAAACTAATTCCGCAAGCGACTCAGGTTGGGGTCGAACCAACGACCGACTGCTTAGAAGGCAGTTGCTCTGTCCACTGAGCTACTGAGTCATATGTTTTCTACCCCTTAATTATACAGGAAGGGGACAATCCCGTCAATAGTCTGGATAGTCACTCAGATCTTCTTGATTGAACTCAAGTCTAGCAATAGACGGAACGAGAGAATAAGTCAGTTCAGAATCATCTTCAACTCCAATCCACTCATGCCATTCATCCGCAAATGACATAGCATCTTCAATACGCTGTTCATCAATCAATTCTTGGAAACGAGTAATAACAAAATCTCTAATTTCATAAAGATCAAGTTCCTTAGTCTGGTTGCTCATGTAGTGTTTTTGAGATGTCGTAATACTAACACGTTCTTGGTCTTGCGTCAACAGTCGTGCTCTCCTCTTGATGAATACTGTTACAAAGTTAGCGATCAATACAATCAAAGTGTTTCGCCCTATACCAATCATACCATAACCCAACTTTACGTTTTGCTTCAAGGTGCTGTGGATCTCTTGCCCAGAGTTCTACATCTTCCTTAGTTTTCCATTTACTAATGGTAATCTCAACACCATCAACGACCTCGGTGTCAATACCGATGAATCCATCCATGGTCTTGGCACTTAAGTAAAGTGAATCATTGTACTCTTCATACTCAGGTGTTGAGTTCTTAATCTTTCCAATAAAAAGAACTTCAATCATTTAAAATTGCCATAATCTTTCCTCATGTATCTACCGAGGATATTGCTATTATAGTAAGCAGGACCTCCTGTGTCAAGAGATTCTTGCAAGACATTATTTAAGAATAACTGTTTAGTTTCCTCAAAATTACAAGATCCTTTAGTGGAATGAAGACTTAATATCTCTCTACTGAAAGTCTCTTTTCCAAATACTTTAAGATCATCCTTTAGTTCAGGACAAGATCCATAATATTTTTTCCAGTCAGATTCTTGTTTTACTTTTCTCTTTTTTCCTGGTGGTGTTCTGAAAGACCAAAAATACTTTCTCCCAATGTATTGTCGTTGGTTTGAGAAATTGGTAATGAGATAAACAAAACCAAAGTAGTCATGAACATCGTCACTAGTAAAAGGTCTCTCATTATATATCCAGGGATTATCATAATCGCACAAAACATTTATATGTAAGTCCGATTATTTATCAGGATAATAAGAATCGTATCTATACTTAAGTGCCTGAAGACGCCACGCTTGAGCAAGAGATTTAGGTCCCCCCTTAAGAAGGACCCTCTCATCAGGTTTTAATACCCAATGCTCAAGCATATTTTTTTTCCAACTCTGATTCATTAAAGTGAGAATCCAGAGAAGGTATCTTTCTTGACATCTTGTTTGATACCACCGACAACGTAGGACTCAACTTCAGTCTCCTGAGGGGCAACCTGAAGACCCTTGGAGGAGATCCAATGCTGTGTCCAAGGTAGTGGGTTGTTCTTGGCAGGAATGTCATACTGTGCCTTGAGACCAATCGCCTTGAGACGACGATTAGCAATCCACTCAACATACTGCTGTAGAAGTTTATCGTTCAAACCAATCATGGATCCATCTTTGAACAGATACTCTGCCCATAGTTTCTCCTCATTGACTGCCTTATCAAACAAAGAATACAACCAGGGAATCTCTTCTTCGAAGATTCTCTTCATGTCTGGATCATCACCTTCTGCCCACTTGTTAAGGATGTTTTGAGTGAGGACAAGATGTTGGTTCTCATCTCTGGCGATAAGTGAGATGATTTTAGCGGATCCTTCCATAAGTTTAAGTTCGCCAAATGCGAAGCTGCAAGCGAAACTAACATAGAAACGGATTCCCTCTAGAACATTTACATTTGCAATCGCTCTAAAGAGTTTACGCTTTAGTTCATATCTATCGTCCATTGCAGTTGGAACTTGTTCCAACGCATGTCTCCACTGATTGGAATTATCATACGCATGTGCTGCGTTGATGAAGGTATCATATGACTCCGTAACACTCCCAGCACGGTCTAGAATACGCTGATCAGAGAGAATCTTATCGAATACATCACTTGGATTTGCATAGATGTTTTTAATGATATACGTGTAGGAGCGAGAATGGATCATCTCCATAAACTCCCACACAGTCATTGCCGCCTCAAGTTCAGGAAGAGAACAGTAAGGAATGAATGCCATTCCTGGACCTCTACCCTGAACACTATCCAACATAACTTGATACTTCAGGTTTGAAGTGAAGATATGCTTCTGTTCTGGACGTAGTGACTGATAGTCACCACGATCTTTTTGTAGAGAGACTTCTTCAGGTCTCCAGAAATATCCCAGTTGTTGAGTAGTAAGTTTATCAAAGATGGGATACTTGTATGAATCATATCTTTGAACCCCAAGTGGGTTACCAAAGAACATTGGTTGCTTTTTGGTGTCCACTGGGGTTGAATTGAAAACAGTCATACCATGAGGGATAGTCTTGATTTGATCTGTTGTATTTACCTTAAATTGCACAGGATTCACACTCCGATTCGTTTGCGTTTTCTAGTTCTTTAATTAGTTCAGACAATTCAGTACCATTGTCTTCCTTTTCCGTTAGTCCATCATCCTTCCTATCATAGGTGTTCTGATAATAAGAAGTCTTCCAACCGTACTTATATGTAGTCAAAAGGTCATTTGCCATGACCGAGATTGGAATCTCATTATCTGGATACTGCTCAGGATTGTAACTCCAGTTACCACTAATCGCTTGGTCAAAGAACTTTTGCATCATAGCAACCACTTTAACATATCCAGAGTTGCCTTTCATATCCCACAGAAGAGTGTATTGATTCTTCAAGGTGGAAAATTGTGGAACAATCTGCTTAAGAGGTCCTTTCTTTGATTTTTTAATGGACAAGAAATCACGAGGTGGCTCGATTCCATTGGTTGCGTTTGACACAACGGAACTACTCTCTGAAGGCATCTGTGCGGACAATGTTGAGTGCCTAAGACCGTGGGTAGTGATAGACTTCCGAAGACCTTCCCAATCATGTGTTAGTTCCGGATTAGAGATTTCATCTACGTCTTTCTTATATGTATCAATTGGCAGAATTCCATCTGCATATTTGGTACGACCAAAGTCTGCACACCACCCCTTCTCCTTAGCAAGTTCATTAGATGACTTGAGAAGGAAATATTGGAAGGACTCAGACAACCCATGAACAGCATCCCATGCTTCTTGTGAGTCATATGAGTATCCCAGTTTAGCAAGATAATGTGCGAGACCAATAAACCCCACTCCAAGGGATCTACGTGCCTTTGTAGCGCGTTCTGCTGCTGCTACAGGATACTCTTGATGGTCAATTAGTTCCTCTAGACCACGTACTGCAAGATCACAAAGTTCTTCAAGTTCCTCATCAGAACGAATCTTACCTACGTTGACAGCAGAGAGAATACAAAGTGCGATTTCACCATTCTCTTCATCAATGTGTTGAAGAGGATACGTTGGTAGAGTGATCTCTTGACAGAGATTACTCATCTCGATTTTATCTTTGAAGGAAGAGTGTGAATTACAATGGTCAATATTCATGATGTAAATACGACCAGTCTCCGCTCTCTCCTTCAGGAGATCCCCAATAAGTTGCTGAGCACCGATAGTTTTGCGCGGAACAGATCCATCAGATTCATAACTTGTATAGAGATCATCAAAACGATCAGTCCCAAAAGCATCATACAGACCTGGGACATCGTGAGGACTGAATAGGGAGATGTCTCCATCTTGGATGAATCGTTCATAGAACAGTTTACTGATTTGAATACTATAGTCTAGTTTGCGAACTCGATTATCTTCTGTACCCTTATTGTTTTTAAGAACAATAATGTCTTCTATTTCTTGGTGCCAGATTGGGAAGTGGACAGTTGCTGACCCACCTCGTATTCCATTTTGTGTACAACACCTGACAGTCGATTCAAACTTTTTAAGGAATGGTACAACACCTGTGTGTTGAACTTCTCCATCTCTGATTTTACTGTTGATGCCACGGATTCTGCCTGCGTTGATACCGATACCCGCCCTTTGTGCAACGTATCGGCCAATCGCCATATCAGAAGTAAAGATAGAATCGAGGGTGTCATCAACATCAACAAGTACACAGCTAGCATACTGTCTAAGTGGAGTTCGCACTCCTGCCATGATAGGTGTGGGAATGTTGAGTTTGTGCTTTGAGATTGCGTCGTAGTATCGTCTGACATAAGTTAATCTTGTTTCCTTAGGATACTCAGCGAACATGGTTAAAGCAACCATGATGTACATGAACTGGGGTGTCTCGTAGACTCCACCAGAACTTCTATCCTGTACAAGATATTTATCTGCGACTTGTCTCAGACCGGCATATGTGAACAAGAAATCACGATCATGATCGATAAATCCGTTTGCCTTCTCAATCTCTTCTTTCGAGTACTTTGTGTAAATATTACCATCATATACTCGCCTGTTCACACATTCATAGATGTGATTCTCTAGATTTGGAAGTTCACAAGACTTTCCATATATCTGTTTACGAACTGAAAATAGTAGAAGGCGAGCGGCAACGTACTGATAGTTTGGATGATCAAGATCAATCAGGTCAGAAGCAGCACGAATTAAAATCTCTTGAATCTCTGCAGTTGTAATACCATCATAAAATTGAATCCCAGAGTTCATCTCAACTTGACTCGCAGAGACCCCTGCAAGACCTTCACACGCCTCTTCGACCATCAAATGCATCTTGTCTAGGTCTAGAGGTTCAATTCGTCCATCACGCTTCTGTACTTTTGTTCCGTTGCTCATACCCGTTTCCATTCGTTAAATTTGATCTTTGCTTGTAAACCTGAATATGTATTAAATTTTATCACGGACATGGGATCATGTCCAGCAAGCATCATGTCATTGATGTCTTTCTTATCTATTCCTCTTGGCCAGATGACGACGTTCTCCCCTCTATCCACACACTTTCCAATTCGATTGACAATTTCTCGATTACGGGGTTCATTATCGTAAACAAAAACGATACTGCTTCCCTCAAGACAACAAACGTCACCGTCACTGCCACACAAAGCCACACTATTGTTGATGAAAGTGCTGTCAAAGGGTCCTTCGACCACATAGACTGGTAGTTTCTTATCGATTTCATCAAGTCCATAGATTTTAGGTGCCTCCTCGTCGAACATCACGGTTATATATTTAATCGATTTAGGATTGGAGAAATCTAGACTCCTACCCTGAATACCAATCAGTTTTTCCTTGTAAATCAGTGGAATAATAATTCTTGGTTCATCGTATTTGAATCCATCAAATGTTAGTTTGATTCCATTGACCCATGTTTTAAATTTGTCGGTATAATAAAATTTATCTGGATTGAGTTTTCTACTTTCAAGATATCCTCTTGCGTCAGGATTTGATGATGCCTTTGGTAGATCGATCTTTACAGACTTCTTAAATACAGGTTTTTCAAATTTAAATTCAGGGTCCTTTCGTACAGATGATATACCAGTAAATCCTTCCTTAAATTTCTCCATGGTGTATTGATCAAACATAGATTGATCAACCTTCTTCAAGAAGTTAGTGAGAGATATATTAATACCGCAGTTATGACACTTATAATTTGCATTATTCTTTACTTGGTAAAAGTACCCTCTTGCCTTAGTCAGATTCTTCTTTGAGTCCCCACAGATAGGACATCTACAATTAAAAAGATTGTGCTTTACTTTTTTAAACTTTTGAAGTTTCAATGAGAGTAAATTGATGTACTTTACATCAATGAAATCCATAACGAAGTCCTAGGGTCAACTCAGTATATCAAATACCCTTCTCCATGTCAAGGACAAAAATTGAACTCGCAACAATTCCTGTCCATTTGAGAATGGCATTTGATATCGTACACATTTGATAAGCAGAGACCGCCTTTTTCTGCTTGATCTGCAAATATTCTTTTTTCATCGTGACCACTAGCCACTCAACTCTTACTATATAACAGATTTCTGAATTGGAGTTGTTGAAGGTTGTAGTATTAATGGCAGAATTCTACTCCCAGCACCAATCAGTAGTGCTGTAACGATTAAAACACCACCAACTTGCCAACGAAACTTAGAAAATGCCTTTATTTCTACCTGTATTCTATCGATTCTCTCGTGAATAATTCTATGGTTTTTCTCTTCCTGCTCTTTCATCTCATCAATCATCTTGATGATGAGAGAATCCGTCTTCATACTTTGCTCAATTCTTTCGTCGTGCTTGGTCAGGATTTGAGCAATCCTGTTGTTACCTTCCGATATCTTTTCTACTGCTGATTCTAACTTTGCAAGCATCTCCCGAGAGAGATCCTCATACATGTTAAGTTTAGATTCTAAAACATCAACCTTAGAATTACTGAACATCTTACTTTAACCAGAATTTTCTAGATCCCTTGCCGCCATAGATATATCTCTTTTTCTTTTTTCTCACTGGAGGTGCTTCTCCAGGAACTGCGCCTGCAATCTTACCGTCACCAACATTATTAGTTGGTCCACCCATAGCAGCAACACCCATCTCCTCTTTAAGAGAACGAACCATATTCATAATATTTGATAATCTTTTATCATCCATTATTTTTATATAATCCTTTGATGCGTCTACCATATTATTAATATCTGATAGAGATAATTTTTGAGCAGGGTAAACGTTAGAAAATCTCCAACGTGCTTGTCCAGATTGTCCAGGAGTTTGAAAATCCTGATCCAGTACATCTTCAGTAGGAGGAAATAGAAACTTATCAAATCCACCAAGAGAAGTATTAGATCCACTATTCGTATATCCAGTATTCCCAACACTATTAGTTGGTGCTTCATTTAGATTTCGAACTTTGGAAATGATCTTATCAATATCCATCATTCATCCCTTCTAACTGTTTCTTACAATCTTCATCAATTGGAATGTCGTGGATGTGACATTTAGGATAGTCAGGAAGACGATTCATGAAAACCACGAATGTCTTTGTTAATGACCACAAATCCCTTTCAATCTTATAAAACAACATTGGAGTTGTAGCATCACCAAAGATATTGTATAGAACAATAAAATGATTGATCAACAGGTGAGTTTTTAACTCACCTGTATTTCTGTACCGCTTCAATAATCTTTTTATATACTTAAAGTGATTAAGATCTCTGTCGAAATCTTCTTTGGTCACGGCTTGGGGATTTTCGTAGTTCTTTATAGCAAATAAAAAGAAATTTTCATCATTTAGTTCATTAAAAATCATAATATATTACATTAATTATCAAAGTGCAGCGCCTGGGAATGCAGGTGCATTACCGGTGCTAATACCGGACATTGCTACTAGAACTTCGCTCTTAACTCTCAGACTACCGTGCTGATCATTGTAGGTGGTAACACCAACCCATCCAGCATGTCCTGGACGATATGCGTCATAGATATCATTATCGTTGGATACAGAAACACCAACTCCAGATACACCGTATACGAATGAATCAAAGTTAGTCTTCTTCTCGCTATAATGCTCGTCCAGAACTTCAGACTTGGGACATTGCGCTACAGTAAAGTCTACGCCAGCAATAGCAGCGCCACTTAGACCCATGGTGGATCCAATGGTGCATGACTCAGTGCCAGCAATAGAAACAATTACAGCATCACCATAATAGGTTCCGCTACGCTCTCCAAATCTAATAATATCCCCGGTTGCTCCAGAACCGACAGCGCCACCAAAGTTAGTACCTGTCGCAGTGACAATGCCAGTGGTATAGTTTAACCAAACTGTTCCAGCAGACCCAACATTGTCAGAATTTCCCCAAAGTGCCATGTCCTTTCCTGTAAATTTTTTTTACTGATAATAATATTTAGAAGATCTATTACCTTGCCTCAATGGCACCTTTTACTGTTTCCAGTAACTTGTCGTCCATATCGGTCTTGGTAAGTTTGACCGCCTTTTCTAAGATGATGATACAAATTGCAATAAGTTTTTCCCCCAGTTCCTCATTGTCAGGAACCTTCGATACCGCATCAGTAATAATCTTTGATGCGATTGGTAGTAGAAATGCTAACATAATTGACTTCAATACACTACATTATATAGGTAAGGGTCAATCAGTCACCTTGATACCTTCCTGATCCGTAACCATAAGGATCGGGTTTGGGTGCTCTCTTACGTGCAAGGTCTCCCTTGATCTTATCAACAGGTGTTACACCTTTATAACCCTTTGCACCTTTTTCTTTCTTCTTACCTTGGGGTTGAATCGCTTTACCACGAGAAGAGATCACACCACCAGTCTTACGCAGTTGTCCTTTTACTTTATCAAAAGTATTTCCTGGTCTGGTTCCCGGTTTTGCAGAAGGTTCTCCAGTTTTGAAGTCCTTTCCGGTTTCCTTGGCGTAGCGAGTCACTTCATCAATACCGCGTTCATCTTCTAGTTTAGCAGCAATTGCCATCTTGCGGATCTCTTCCTTGGTTTTACCCTTGAATTGAGGAGCATCGGACTTATA